ATTCAAGATGTAAAAAAATATCTATTATGGAAGCTGCAATAGAATTAGATAAACATCAAACAATAGATATTTGGTTAACAGAACAAATTGATGCCGATTTAAAATCATATAAGAAACAAACAGGAATGATTGAGTATTCCGATATGATTAAACAGTTCATTGAGAAAGACAAATGCCCTCCACTCAGCGTTGTCTTTTTGGATGAAGCACAGGATCTGAATCCTCTGCAATGGGAAATGTTCAATTACATTGAATCTCGATGTGATCGATCATACGTTGCAGGGGATGACGATCAAACAATCTATACATTTCAAGGTGCTGATCCAAATATATTTATAAATTTAAAAGGTGAAGTGGATGCAAGAGTTGAATCAAGAAGATGTCCACGTGTTATTCATAGAAAAGCATTAGATATATTACAACATGTAGATAATAGAATGATTAAGAGTTGGCTTCCAAGAGATGCGGAAGGACAAATTTTTGAAGATCAAAGATTAGATGATTTAGATTTTAGTAAAGGAGAATGGATGATTATAGCTAGAACTAATCAAATGTTAAATCCAATTAAAGCTCATTTAACTACTTTAAATTTAAGATTTGATAGTAAAACAAATACAGTTTTATCTAAAGAATTATTAGAAGCATATCAAGTATGGAATAGATTAAATGAAGGCGCAACTGTTGGCGCTGAAGAAGCTAAAGCAGTTTATAAAGTTTTAAATTTTAATATGAAACATGTTGATTATGGATTTGCTAGTGGCAAGTCATTAGATGCTGTAGATTATGTAGATATAGATGATCTCATGCTTAATCACGGGTTACGAGTGACGGGGAGCTGGGAGCAATTAAATTTTAAAGAAGATACAAAATTATATATTAAATCATTATTAAATAGTGGTGATGATTTATTTAAACCTGCAAGAATTAAAGTATCCACAATACATGGTGTCAAAGGTGAAGAATGCGAAAATGTAGTCTTATATACAGGAATGGAAAAGATTATACATGACGCAGCATTAAGAAATCCTGATCCAGAACACAGATTGTTTTTTGTGGGTGTAACAAGAGCAAAAGAAAATCTTTATATCATGCAACCCGATATAGATGATTATTATAACTATATACCAGGAGATCCAATACTATGAGCAACAAAACATTTTTTAGACAAGTAGGAGGTTCACATTATAAAAAATATAAAATACAGCCTTCTAGATTTATAAATGAAAATAAGATACTATTCGCGGAAGGTAATGCAATTAAATATATTTGCAGACATCAAGACAAAGGTGGTAAGCAAGATTTAGAAAAAGCAATTCATTACATACAGATGATTGTAGAAAGAGATTATAACAAATGAGAGGAAAAAAAATGGCAGTGTTTGATTTAGGTTTATTCACAGTGTTGTGTGTATATTGTTTTTTAATTATGGTATTAGCATAAATGTTTGAAGCTCAGAAAGAATGGATTTGTCCAGAAAATTATCCTGATTTAAAAGGATATAAATATATTGCAATAGATTTAGAAACTAAAGATCCTGATCTTAAATCAAGAGGATCTGGTGCAGTTATAGGTAATGGTAATATTGTTGGTATTGCTGTAGCTGTTGAAGGATGGTCCGCATACTATCCGATTGCTCATGAAGGTGGTGGTAATTTAGACAAAGATAAAGTTTTAAGTTGGGTTAAACAAATTTGTGCAAATGATAATGTAAAAATATTTCACAATGCAATGTATGACGTGTGCTGGCTTCGAGCGGCGGGAGTTCAAATCAATGGACACATTGTAGATACAATGGTTATGGCCTCATTAATTGATGAAAATAGATTAGCTTATACATTAAATAGTATTTCATTTGAATTTTTAGGAGAAGTTAAAGATGAAAAAGCTTTAACAGAAGCAGCGCAGTCCTGGGGAATAGATCCTAAATCTGAAATGTATAAACTTCCTGCAATGTATGTAGGTAATTATGCAGAAAAAGATGCAAAATTAACATTAGAACTATTTAAAGTTTTATCACGTGAAATACAAAAACAAAGTTTACAAAATGTATTTGATCTTGAGACACAATTGTTTCCATGTCTTATTGATATGAAATTCAAAGGAGTAAGAATTGATATAGACCAAGCACACAAATTGAAACAACAGCTAACAAAACAAGAGCATGAATTGTTATTAAAAGTAAAACAAGAAACAGGGATAGAACCACAGATTTGGGCAGCAAGAAGCATTGCAACAGTTTTTGATAAGCTTGGCCTACACTATGAAAGAACCGAAAAATCATCTGCACCATCCTTTACTAAAAATTTTTTACAGGAACATAAACACCCTATAGTTCAAATGATTGCTAAAGCAAGAGAAATTAATAAAGCTCATACAACTTTTATAGATACAATTTTAAAGTTTACGCATAATGGAAGAATACATGCTGACATCAATCCAATTAGATCTGATCAAGGTGGAACTGTAACAGGTAGATTTTCTTATGCTAATCCTAATCTCCAGCAGATCCCGGCGAGAAACAAGGAACTAGGACCTATGATTAGATCTTTATTCTTACCAGAAGTAGATCATAAGTGGGGATGTTTTGACTATTCACAGCAAGAACCAAGACTTGTTGTGCATTATGCAGCAACAACAGAACCAATTTGTTTTGATGAATCAGTTACAAAAATAGTAGAAGAATTTAAAAATAACTCTGTAGACTTCCATAAAACTGTTGCGGATATGGCAGGAATATCAAGAGATCAAGCTAAAACAATTAATCTTGGATTGTTTTATGGAATGGGAAAAGCAAAATTACAAGCTGAACTTGGATTAAATACAAAAGAAGAAGCAGAAGTATTATTTAATCAATATCATAATAACGTTCCATTCGTAAAAGAATTAATGAATAAGACATCTCAATTTGCACAAACATCAGGATCAATTGGAACATTACTAGGTAGACGTTGTAGATTTAATAAATGGGAACCAGCAACATTTGGTATGCATACTGCAATGTCATTTGAAGAAGCTGAAAGAACTTATGGACGTGGTAGAATTAGAAGAGCAATGACTTACAAAGCTTTAAATAAATTGATTCAAGGATCAGCAGCTGATATGACTAAGAAAGCAATGTTGGATTTATACAAAGAAGGAATTATTCCACATATACAAATCCATGACGAATTAGATATTTCTGTTAAAGACGACAATCATGCAAAAAAGATTGTTGAAATAATGGAAGGTGCCGTTACTTTGGCAATCCCTAACAAAGTAGATTACGAAAGCGGTGAAACATGGGGAGATATTTATGATTGATTATGGCATATTTAAATGCAAATATACCACCAATTTATTGTAAGATAAGGAGAGAATATTTATATGACTTACGCGAACATCAAGGAGAAACTGAAGACTGCGTGGTATTTGCTTTGGGGAGTATTAGCGGGCGTGCAACGTTGTTTCATTGTTTACTTAGCAACGGTGCGATCTATTGGAGACTTCCTATCTCTGCTTTTGTTCAAAGAGGAAGCGGCAATACTTTGTATCAAAGACAGATGGAACATCAAGATCTCGACGATCTTCAGTTATGGAATTCATTTAGTTATTATCCTAGTGTTACTGTTTTTGATTTTTTAGTTGGTCAAAAATGCAAATATTTAAGTAAAACAAAGAAATTTATTCATGGCGAATATTTATTTACTATTGACTGGGCGCATCCAGAAAGTAATATACTGGACACAGAACATTCTGAAATACCTCACGAACACAAGTGCGGGCATGTTTTGGCTCTTGATAACGGTAATTACGCAATTCAGCCTAATAATCGTATTTTGTGGAACGTGCCTAGTTTTACTACTTCTACACATAGGCCAGATTATAAAGTCCAAACTTCTAAATGGAGTGTGGAAAACAAAGATTGGGTAACAGAAGATTCTGATAATATGTTTTATCAAGTGGAGGATAAAAAATGAGCAGTGAATTTAAATTAAGTGATCAAACAAGTGTAGCACTACCTATTAAAAACATAGTTGCTATTGTATCTGCTATTGTTGTAGCGGTATGGACTTACTTTGGAATCGTTGAAAGATTAAATAGATTAGAGACTAATGAAAAATTAATGGCTCAAGATCTTCTTAAAAAAGCAGATCAAACTCCAAAGAACCAAGAATTATTTATGTTGATTGAATATCAAGCAAAAACAATAGAAAAACATACAAAACAATTAGAAGAAAACGTTCACACTAAAGTATTAATATCTCAATTAGAAAAGAAAGTAGATAAATTAGAAAAAGAATTAGATACCGTAAGAGGTAAATAATGATTGAAGCAGTATTTGCACTATTAATGTACATGAATGGTAAGCTAGAAGGATATTCTCCTAAAGCTAATATTGCAGATTGTTTAGAACAAAAAAGAAAAGTAGAACGTGATGGTAACCCTAATGTTACTTCATGGAGTTGCAAAGAAGTAAAAGCCGTTGTAGAAGTAGACAAGCATGGCGTTAAACGAATCAAAGAAGTTAAGCAAGATTAATTGTATTAACAACCTAGCAGTTGGATGCTGCCTCTCAAATCAATGTAAATGTTATGACAATCAAGAATATAATAATAAAATATTTGATAGTAGCTCTACTAGCGTTTGTATTAGGTACATTTTTCCCCAATCCAGTCGCAAAGAAGAAGACTCAGGGTGAAACAGTCGCCTGGGCCAAGCAACTAGGATTTGGACCTCCTAGGTTTGAGTACTCAAACGACAAAGAATTCATATCCTCCCTTAAAAACTGCATAAATTACCTAAATTTTGACATCCCAAGAAGACAACGAATAAACACAGAACTAATAGTAGCTCAGGCTATTGTTGAAAGTGACTATGGTAGATCACGATTTGCACGTGAAGGTCATAATCTGTTTGGTATAAGAGTGTGGTCAAAGGATGGTATGTTGCCTTATAGACAACCTGATTCAATAGATTGGAGGGTCAGGGTCTTTAAAAGTAAGTGCGAATCTGTTAAGTATTACATTGAAATTCTAAATACAAAAAGAGTGTATGCAGAGTTTAGAAGAGTTAGGGAGATTACAGTCAATAGAGATCCTATTGCAATGGCTAAAACTTTAGATAACTTTTCTACAAATAAACAATATGAGAA